ACGTAGGTCACGGTGATGCCGTCCCAGCGGTCGTAGGTTGTCGGCCATGCCGCGTTGCTATTAAGCCACACGCGGCGACGGTCCGCGTCCAGGCTGTAGTTGCTGGCCGAGAACGTCTGCTGCGTGTTGGTTGAGTCGTAGTAGGTGACCGAAGTAATGCTGGAGATCGGCCGGTAGTACAGTTGCCAATATTCTTCGTCGCCGGACCAGTTGAATTTCTCTGTAACCGTGCGATGAACCAGCACCACCTGACAGTCATGCTCAACCTGCTCCCGAGCCTGCTGAATCATCCCCTGCAGCTGATCGTCATGCGTTGAATCACCCGCGGCGATTTCTAGGTGTTTTTTCACCTCCTCCAGCTGCAGCGGCTCTACTGTCGCCGCTGCCAGAGTGATCGACTTGTCCGCTGTTCGCAGTGGTCCGCTTGCCGAGAATCCGCCCATTTCCAAACCTTTCCATCGCGTCTGCCTCGCCGGGGTACATCAAACGCACCTCGCCGGCCTTGTAGCTCAGCCAGTCCCGCACCAACTCAACCTGAACCTGCTCAACCTTTTTCAACTGCATTGCCGCCCCCTAAGAATTGCTCTCGCCACTGTTCTGGGTAAATGTGCTTGGGCTGCAGGTTCTCGTCGTAGATGGCGATCATTTCCTCCAAATGCCCGATTCGTGTTTCGCAGTCCACCCAAACGCGACGCCCGGCCTCCCTGAACCGATTCCAGAACCAGATGTCGTCGTCAATCTTGGCATCGGTCCAGCACCCGTCCAAATCAGGCCGGCTCCAGAACCAAGGCTTGGGCACGTCCCGCAGCCGGTCCAGCTTGATAGCCGTCAGCCCAAAGTGTGCCGTGGTCACTTCAATTGGCTCGCCCTGGTACTCGACCTGCGTTTGACCGCCGACCGTAAACAGCGGGATCTGCCTGCCTCGCCGGCATTGCATTGCTGCCACCGCGTCGTATTTCTCATCACTGCACAGCACACCCAACAGGCGATGCACCTGAGCGACGTTGAAACAACTGTCAAAGTCCACCGTGATGGCAATTTCAACGCCTGCCGCGATTGCATCCTCGAACATCCGCTGCATGCACTGGCCGTAAAAAACACCGCCAGAAACAATCAGCGGGATGCCCGCCTTTTTGAATGCGTGGTCGATGACGTTCCGGCTCCAGACGCATTCGTAGCGCGGGGCCGTCATAAACGCCGCCACCTTGGCTTCCATCTGTGTATCCATGTGCATCTGCTCCGCACTGGTTGACCGTCTTATTGCTAACCAACTCGCACGTAATCGGCGTTGTTGGTGTTGGCAGCGTCAGCAATTTCCTTTTTCAGGACGCCGATCACTGAAGTCAGAACCGCACCGTTGGTGGTGGTGTCGGGGGTCAACGCAACCTGCAGGTAACGCTTTCGCCCATTGAGATCGACGTGCAGGATTGCTTCCTGAGCGGTCGTGTTGTCAATGGTAAATGCGTAGGTGCTGTTGAACGTGGCAAAGTTGGTTGCCGTCGTGTCGTCAGACTCACGCAAGTTGCAAAGGACGTTTGTCGAGTTCGTGTTGGCTTCGGCACCGCAGGAGATCACGATGGTTGCGTAATCGGCTCCCTGAGTGTCGAGGTTGGCAGTGCGTGCAGTGGTTGCAGCGGTAATCGGTGCGAGCAGCGTTGAGTAAACGCAGCTTTGGAGAACGTTCATATTTCAATTTCCTTTTTTGAATCTGTGAGAAAAAAGGCGGGAGCAGTCGCCCGCTCCCGCCCGACGGTCCCAGGCGGAGCAGTACACCTGGATCAACTACTAAGACGGATTGCAGCGGATGCCGATAATCGGACCACCTGCGGTTGCGGTGCCACGTTCGTGGCAGTTCAGGTCGAAACGCTCGGTAGCACGGAAGAAAATGCTATCCGTGTTGAACCCGTAGCTGTTGTCCACCGCAATGCTGATGCCTCGCTTTTGGCCCATCGTGACTGCTCGGCTCATGTCGCCGAAGTAGCAGATAAACGAACCGGAAAGGTCAGTGGTCGGGCCGCCGCTCGCCATTGCTTGGCACAGGACGACCGGATACCCCAAGAATGTCGGAGCAAATCCGCCGTTGAAGTTGACGGCAGAGTTTCCAGCCGCTGCGTATCCCAGCCGCTGCATGACGTTGTAGTAAATGCTCGAATGGCAGTACCACTTCGGCTGCAGGCCGGGGAGTTGCAGCAGCTTGCCCATTGCGTCTTCGAAAGATGCAATGGTGATTTCTGCCGGGGTGTCAACGTTGGTGGCCGTGGTCGCAACCGAACCAGCAGCCAGAGCACTCGGCAGGCCGACCATGCCGCCGTAGGTGCTCGTACCATCGCCGAGGAACAAGCACTGGTCTTCACGCACGGCAAAAGCCTGAGCAACTTCTGCGGTCAGCAAATCGCCCAGGGCCACAATGCTGTCCTCTGGCAATTCGCTGGACCAGCTGCTGAAGACCATCAGCTTGCGAGCTTCGAGGCGAATCTGATCAAATGCCAGATCCGATGCGGTAACGGTGCTGTTTTCCCCTGCGAAGACAGGAGTAAACCCACCGGCCCGGCGCGGCAGCAAGGTCACGCCAACGCCCATCGGGTAAACCCGGCATTCACGCCGAGCGACGCCAAACTCTTCGACGTTGCGAATGATGGCCGATTCGATGATTTCCGGCACCAGATAACCACCCTTGGTGTTGTCGCTGGTACTCAGGGCGTTTTGAATGCCGTGCGACTTGAGCCAGCTTCCGGCATTTTCGTTGCCGTTGATGCTCAAGAAAAACTGCCCCGCAATGTAGGCTTCCTTTTCGGCGTCCTGGCCCTTGTAAGAGCGGACCGTTCCGGCCTTGGCCTTGGCCGGAACCTTGATTGCGGACATGTTCAGTTCGCCATTGTCGCTGACGGCTTCTTGGTCCTGAACACCAACAAACCGCTGGCGGGCAATTTCCCGCTGCTTGGCTTCGACCTTGAGCAACCGATCCAGCTTGGCTTCCAGTTCGCCAATCTTGCCGACCTGATCGCCCTTGCCTTGGGCTTCGTCGATTTCCTTCTCTTCGTCAGCCGATAGGTCGCGGCTTTCTTCCTTGGCCACATTCAGAATGGCAGCAACGCGGTCGTGCTGTTCCTGAATTGCCGCTTGCAATTCCTTGACAGTCTTCATGTTTAGAGTCCTTTTCTGTGCCGACTGTCAGGCAGCACAAAAAAGAAAATCGACTGCGACAGCCGACGTGGTTGTTGAAACACGTCAGCCCGTCGAGTCGATGACAACCGAACTCTAAGGGAGTTTGTTTAGATGTACGCGGCACCAGCCGCTCGCATGAATAGTACGAATTTCCAGTAAGTCGTCAAGTGTCAACGTAAACGCATTTGAATCGCCCGCATTTTTGCGGCAATCCGCTTGGGAAACCGCTGCTCCACTGGCGTGGCTGGCTTGGCTCCGTCGAACAATTCCTGCGGTGCGTGCTTAAACATGGACGGGGATGCCATCGCTTTTGGTGCGTCGGCGACTTCAGCAATGGAATCGACCAGCCCAATGGCCAGTGCCTCCTTGGCGGTAAACCAAGTTTCGTCCGCAACCATTGCCAGAATCTCTTCCCGGCTGGCGTCCATCTTCTGGGCGTAGGCGTCCACGAGCGAATCCCGGTATTTCTCCAGAATGTCTGCCGTCTTCCGCATCGATGCCGCATCCCCGATGGCGATGGTGTGCGGTTCGTGAATCATCACCATCGCCCGAGGGGCGGCCGTTGTTTTGAATCCGCTGACCAGCAGCAACGTTGCGGCCGACGCCGCCAACGCATCGACGCTGACAGTGACCTCCCCGTTGTGCCGCCGCAGGTTCTCCACAGCGGCTACAGCTTCATCCACTGACCCGCCAGGACTGTTTAGCCGCACGTTAATCGGCCCATCGCCCAGCATGGCCAACGCTTCGACGACGGAATCCCCGCCGATAAATCCCCAGTCGGCTGGACCGATTTGCCCATACATGAACAGTTCGCGCGTCTTTTCGTTTAGCTTCAGCATTCGGTCAGCCTCCATTCAAGGTCAAAGTTGAAGTCGTTCCGGTCTGGCAGCCGGTACGGTTGATAACTGTTAAACTGTTCCATGTACTGCACCGCGCCAGATAACGAGTTGTCTGGAAGTCCGTCGTAATGCCTGAACCCGTCTACATCGATTTCATGAATCACACGCCGCACGGCCCGCCGCTCAAAGAATGGCCGCATTGTTTTCAAAATGGCCAAGTCCATGCCCTGTGCGTCAATCATCAGCGTCTCAATCTGCTTGACGCCGGCCCACTCAAGGAAGCTGCACAGATTGACGACATGCACCTCCAGCTGCTCCTTTTGACACAGGTCGGCTTGCGGGTACATTTGCCGAGCCTGTTCAGTGCAAACGCCGAGGCTGCTGCTGACCCCGTCGTGGTTGTACACAGTCAGCGTCCGCATTCCGTCCGCTTCGCCGCAGGCAGCCTGGACAACGTGGAAAATGTCGCTCATGTGTGCATTTTTCCGCCGCAGATAGTCCGCGGCCTCTGGCAGTGGTTCAAACATGTAGAACCGGTCATGCCCCTGCATTATCTGGAGCATAGACATATCGCCCTTGTTTGGACCGACGCAGACGAAAACACGCTCGCTCATAGCTTCACCAATTCTGCAACGCCGTCTTGCCGCCATTGGTCAATCAACGCCAGAACCGCAGCCTCGAACTGTTCCGGCTTGTGGTCCGCTGCTGCCAGCAGTGCCTGCTTGTGCAATTGGCAGTAGCCCGCCACGTCGCAGTCCTCAGCCCCAACGGTTGCTTCCAGCCGTTCCTGCCATCGGTCATAGAACGCATCCACCCATTCGCAGAAGTTCTTAGCCTTTAGCCCACGGTCTCGGATGCGGTTGCACTCGACGCCGACCATGTGCTGCAGCTGTGCCCGCGCCGCTGGTGTTGCCGCCTCGTCTGCGTCGTCGTCGTTGCTCATGTCCCCGCTGCGGTCCGGCAATTCGGCCTCGCCCGTTTCGGGATTGGTAATCGTCGGGTCAATCATTGGGTTCGAGTAGTTGTCGCCGCCGTCATACGGATTCATGTCCAGCTTGGCCCGTGCTTCGTTCGGCGAAAGAATCTTGTTCATGATGCCTTGCGCCAGCGAATTGATTGTCGTCTGGGTGTCGGTCATGATCAACGTTTGCCGATTAAACTTGAAGTAGTGCGAGTCCGCACGTTGCTCGCTCAGGCTGAGCAGTTTGGCGCGGCACTGCATCTCCCACTTGACCAGCCATCGGTTGAGACAGGATTGCAACTCAGCCAGCTGCTTTTGTTCAAGGCTTGAATAGCTGCTGCGGGATTCGTCGCCCGGCATCGACTCCAGCCCAAACCAAAGCATGATGTCGGTGCGGTTAAACTTCTGCTGCTCCACAAACTGGGCGTCGTGGTTGCTCATGGTCAGCACGTTGGCCGTGACGCCCTCCCGCAGCAGTCCGACCAGTTCCCCGTCTTCGTTGTGGTGCTTGCGGAATGTGGTCAGAAACTCGGCCGCGTCCTTCTCCTGGCGGAACGTGCCCGGTGGTGCCTGCAGCATCAGCCGCCCGGTGAACCCCTTTTCAGATTGCTTGGTCGCCAGCCGCTGTGCGTTCAGGCCCATCGAAATCGATTCGCGTGCGACTTGGGCCACGCCCTTGCCCTCGATCCCGTCGTAGCCGAACCCTTGGATATGCAGCACGTCCCGGTCGTGGATAACGATTGTCGTCTCGGGGTTCGCTGTCATCGCCTCTTCAAAGTTCCCGGCGTAGGCAGCTATCGCGTCGTCGCTCATCACTGGGTTGGTGACGTGGTATTTTTCGCCGGCCACCATAAACGCACGGGTTCTGTCCGGTCTGAGCGGCAGCAGTTCCACTGGGCGATTGCCCTGGCGGATGATGACGGCCCGGCCATTTCCCCAGCCAAGTGCGTGCCCTTGAAGCGTTTCCTTGAACACGTCCGCCGTTTGATAGACGTTTGGTTCCCATCGAAGCAAACGCCATGCTGCGTGGTTTGTGGCGTCTTCCGCCCCACCACCGGACAGCTTCCGCTTAATCTCCAGCGGCATTTGCCCGATCATCCCACTGATCTTGTTCATGGCGTACCAGACGCCCGACAGCCCGAGCATGGAATTGGGGTTGACCGGCGTCACGCCCTCGTCGCCACCGCTGAACCACTTAATCAAACCGTTCAACCCGTAACCCATGCCGCCCTCCTTAGCCGATGAATAGACTGCCCGTAAACCGCGACTTGCAAACCATCACCGCCCGCATTGCCATCAGCCCAGCCACCGCTGCATCAATCTTTTCCTTGCTGTGCTTTTTGTCCGGCATGACTTGGTCCCGACTGTTGCGGTTGATTGCCATGTTTAGCGCACACCACCGCAGAATCGGATCAGATACTGCTGGACGCAAACGCCCCTCCGCAGCTGCCGCCTGAAACTCAAGCAGAACCTCGTTGAAGTGATGGTGTGCCTGTGGCATCTTGACCGGCGTCAGCCCTGCCGCGTCCAGTTCATCGCCCAGCTGGCTGGCGTTGTACGGGTCGTAAGCCACCATCGAAACGCCAAACTGCTCGCAATCTTCCAGCAACGAATCCCGCAGGCTTGCGACCACGTAGCGGCATTTGCAGAGATGGCCGCTGTAAATCCACTGCGCCCACGGCTGCTGAGTCAAATCCCGCCGAGAATCCTCGCTGATAAACGCCCGAGTCCGCATCTCATAGCGATACACTGGACGCGCCTGCCCCATGCCGTCGTCTGTTTCCCCGATTGGAAAGCGAGCCACGAGCGCGTAGGCTGCCAAGTCGTCCTTGCCGCCAAGGTCCACGCCAGCAGCAATGGCGTCAGCCTGCGACCAATCCGACAATTCGCCGCTGATGCTGTCCCAAAGTTCCGCATTGATTCCAGTCTCCACGCTGGAAACGGTGCGGTTGCAGTGGTATCGCAGAAAGTCGTGCCGGGCCTGCGGTTTGTTCTTTGCCTTGGTCGCCTGTTCCCGCAGGTAATCCGCCTTGACGCTGACGCCCAGGTTCGGATTAGCCTTGACCCAGTTTGCTTCCTCAAACGGGTCGTCGTTCTCGTCAATCTCAAAGATAATCCCAAACGTGCTGTCGTCCTGCCAGTCGCCTTTGATG